AGGAGAAAATGCAATATGAAGCTAACTAAAAAGGCATATTTCTTAATTGGAATATTGCTCTTTGGATGCTTTGCAGGTCCTGTTTGCTATTACGAAAGTAAATTGGATCAATGTAATGAAGCTATCAAGGAGCAACAGGAACAGATGGCGTTGTTAAAGGATTATTACAATGAATCGGTATCTCAAAAAGAGAAGTATCAGGAGCTTTATACAAGTGCTCAAAAAGATAATGAGTATCTGATAAAGCAAGTGGAAGAACTTCAAAAATGAAGAGTTCTCGGCCAGTTCGTTATCACTTATTACTGGCCCGGAGAAGATCGATACGGTCGTTTGACCTCAACAGGTGTTATTGCTGAAGAAGGAAAAACAATTGCAGTAGATCCTTCAGTTATCCCTTATGGCTCCGTAGTCCTAATCAACGGTAATGAATATATCGCCGAAGATTGTGGAGGTGCCATAAAGGGCAATAAGATAGACATTTTTGTTGAAAGTCCAAAGCAACAGAAATATCAAGTAGAAGTCTATATAAAAAGAGAGGAATAGTTATGGATAAAAAATTATTAGAAGACATCATCCAAGCCGCAAAAGCTGCAGGTGCAGATGTCAAGGTTGTTCAAATTGGTTCAACTGAAAAGGAAACAGGAACATATGAAAGACCAGCAGTACCATTACTTAAATTAGAATTAAGCATCAAGAAAGATGGAGATGCGCTTTCGGTATTAGCTGATGCTGATTGGAACATTTTAGGAAGTCTTTTCTTAGAAATGGCTCCAATTGATATTGATGTTGATAAAGTCAAAGAAATGTTTGTACCGGCTAAAAATGCTTTCATGCATTGCAGTAATGAATTGGATAACTACATCCAAGAACAATTTAAAGGAGCATTAGAAGATGAAGAAGAAAGAATTAGAAGAGAAAGTTGCTGATTTAGAAACAAACATCATGTGTTTAAGCTGTAAGGATTTGCTAACTAATGAAGAACATATGGAACTCAATTCAATGGAGCAAAAACTTACCAAATATCAAAAGGATCTAGAAGATGGAAACTACGAACTATGAGAAGTTCTTTCCTAATTGCAATATTGATTATGTCAAGAATGAAGAACATTGGCATCGATTAAGAGGCCAAGGAATTGGCGGTTCTGATGCAGGAATTGTGATGAACGTAAGTAATTACAAGACTCCCTATGAACTTTGGGAAGAAAAAACAGGTCGTAAAAAGCCTGTATTTCAAACAAGTGAAGCAATTGAAAAAGGGAATGCATTGGAACCAGTTCTCATTGAATTGTTCGGTGTGCTCTATAAAAATAAGTTCGAACTAGTTGATACAAAGGATATCAGTTTATCAAACAAGAAATATCCATTTTTAAGAGCAAATCTTGATGGAGCAATGCTTGAAAAGGAAACCAAAGAAAAATGGGGATTGGAAATCAAATCAACCACTATTCAAAATAGTGCAATGTTAAGAGAATGGGCTAATGATCACATCCCAATATGCTATTACTTTCAAGTCCTGCATTACATGATTACAACAGGTCTTAGACATTTTGTCTTATATGCAATTTTAGACATTCCATGGGCTAACAATGGCGCAGGAAAACAAGAAACAAGAGTTGTTTATCTACACTATGATGATTTGGTGTTAGATGCAAAATACCTATTTAAAACGGAGTTGTGGTACTGGAACTTAATTGAAACAAAAACACCACCACCGTTTTTAGAAAATAGAAATAAAGAATTAAAAACAATTTAAAGATTATCAGGAGGAAAAGAAATGAATGAATTACAACAAGGATTGCTCAATGAATTTGTAGCAGTCAGCATTTCAACCAAAGAAGATTTTGATAAAGTAATCAACTTCTTATCAATCAATAACTGTTTTCTTTCAAATGGAGAACCAGTTATTAAATTACCTTATCCAGGAAACCAACCAATTACAATCTTAATACAAGATAAGATTGTTTATTGGCAAACAGCAACACAAGCAATTGATCCAAGATACAAAATTGTCAATACAATTGAATTCTTTAGACCAGTTCAAGAAGAAAAAGTTATTGAAGCAGATGCAAAAGTCATTGATGAACAAGTTAACATTGATGAAAAGCATCTTTCATTGGAAGTTCAAAAACGACCAGCAAATGAAGCAATCGTTTCTAATATTGATGATATTGTCAAATTAATTCCAGCAATCAAAGCAAAAGCAGGTGTAGTTGTTGATGAAAGCAACTATAAGGACTTTGTTAAAAAAGGAGAAGGAATGGTTCCTTTGTATCGTAATTATGCAAAGAATTTAGATGCTGAAAGAAAAGCACTAGAAAAGGCATACAAAGAGCCTTTAGAAGAGTTTAAGAAAAAAGTAGGTTCAGTCATTAATGCACTAAATGAAACTGCAGATACAGTAGCTGAAAACGTAGATATATATGTTAAAAAACAAAAAGATGCGCTTAGAAAAGAGTATCAAACAGCAATCGATCAATTGAAAAAGGTATTGATTTCAAAAGGAATGCTTTCTCAAGAATATGCTGATCAATTCGCTTTTGATGAAAAATGGCTAAACACTTCAACATCTAAAAAGAAATTCAAAGAACAAGTTGAAGCACAGTTCAATGATTTAATGGAAAAAGAAAAGAACTACAAATTGAATCTAGAAATGGTTGAAAAAACAATCACAAACGCATGTCATATTGCAAACGTTGATGAAAAACTCATTTCAAGAGAAAAATATCAATCACTTTTAAAAACTGAAGGACTTCCTAAAGTAACTGAAATGATTACTGATGAAGTTGATAACATTAAAAAACAATCTCAAGCGGTAGCTAAACAAAAAGAAGTTGAGCTTCAACATCAAAAAGAAGAATTTGAGAAGAAACAAAAAGAAGTTGAACTTCAACATCAAAAGGAATTGGAACAAGCAAGAAAACAAGCTATTCATTCAGCTGATGAAGCAACTCAACCAAAATACACACCAGTTAAACGTGGTGAAGAAATAATTGCAAATGTAAATGATAAATATGTCGTTACTGAAATCAAACAAACGCCTCCAAAATTTGAAGGTCAAAAATGGAAACGTACATTTGAATTTGAGGGTGATTTAGCAGCACTTCAAATGTTGAACAGATATATGGATGTTATTAAGAACATCAATCCAACATTCAGTTTTGGAGAAGTGAAACTAACTGAAAAAGAATTAAGTGATCCTCAAACAGGATCAATCAATAAATATAGCGTAAAGGAGATTAATTAATATGGCAGTACAAAGCATGGTACAACAAGCAACTAAAAATCCAGTAGCAACTGGTATCAAAAAATTCAACAATTTAATCAATTCAAGCATCATGAGAACTAAAATCCATCAAATGGTTGGCGCAACTGATTCACAAGAATTTATCACATCAATTACAAGTGCAGTTAATACAAATCCAGCATTAGCTGAATGTGATCCACAAACAATTATCAGTGCAGCATTGCTTGGGCAAAGTTTACATCTTAAACCTAGTCCTCAACTTGGATATTTCTATATGGTTCCTTATAAAAATAAAAAAAGAAATTGTACAGAAGCACAATTTCAAATTGGTTATAAAGGGTATCTTCAATTAGCAATCAGATCAAATGAATATGTTGATATTGATGCTACGGAAATTAGAGAAGGAGAATACAAAGGACGTAATAAGTTAACAGGTAAGCCGGAGTTTGAATTTGTTCAAGATGATGATGTAAGAGAAAATCTACCAGTAGTTGGATATATGGCTTACTTTGAAATGAAAAACGGATATATCAAACGTTTATATTGGTCTAAAGAAAAGATGCTTAATCACGCTGATAAATATTCACAAGCATTTTCTAAAGAAGCAACAACAGGAAAATATCCTAAAGTTTCATTTGCTGATTATGAAGCTGGAAAATATGATCCTAAAACTGAATGGCAATATTCAAGCTTTTGGTATAAGAACTTTGATGAAATGGCTAAGAAAACAATGCTTCGTCAATTATTATCAAAACATGCTTTATTATCAACTGAAGCAATTGAAAAAGCTATCACTTCAGATAATGCAGTAATTGATGAAAACTTAAATCCTCATTTTGAAGATGAAAATGTTGTTGATGGAGTTGCTACTGAAAAAGAAACACATCAAGCAATTGAAGCAAACACAGCTCCAACAATGCAAGATGTAATCAGCGAAGAAAAACAAGCTGAACCAGTTCCAGTAGACAGTTTCGACCCAATGTCAATGTAGTAAAGGAGTCCTTTAGATGGCAAAAGAGGTAGATACAAAAGGCTATGTAAAAATGTATAGAAAAGCACAGGAGGATGAAGTATTCAAAAATCCTTATGCATGGCAGTTATTTACGTACTGCCTCTTCAATGCCACTTTCGATAGTAGATATGGCGAGGTTGGTACGTTGATAACTTCAAAAAAAGAAATATCGGAAGATTTAAATATCACAAGGCCTACTTTAGATAAATTTATGAAATTCCTAAAAGAAAATAAGGTAATTGATTACAAAAGTTTTCGTGGTGGGATAGGTAAAACTGAGATAAAGGTACTCAATTACAAGAAATATCAAGACAGTTCAATGTAAACGAAATATACATTGAAAGTAAATCTAATTTACATTGAATGTAAACGAAATATACATTGAAAGTAAATCTAATTTACATCCTATCTTTATTATATAAGAACGTAAAGAACGTATAAGAACGTAAAGAACGAGTGGTGTGTGCACACTCACAAATAACAATCCTTCGCATACGACTTTGCAGATTGCTATATATAGTAGGCACACAACATTCAGAAAGGAATTTAGAAAATTTGGAAAAATTAGAAATTAAAAAGATTTTGAAATTTTACAAAAGTATTTATCCAAATTCAAAAATAGCCATAACACAAGATACGATTGAAACATGGATGATGATGTTTGGAGAATATTCATATGAACAGGTTCAAAAGGCAATTGTCAAGTTTTCAAAGTCTAACAAATACATTCCTAATCTTGCTGAAATCATTTCTAACATTGACGGAGACATCTATTCAGTAGAAAAGATCAAACCAAATACAGTAATTATTCAGTATGAAGATGATGGCTTTGGAAACTTTCCATTTAGATTTTCAAACTCACAAGAAGCTAGAGAATATTCAAAAAAATTCAAAGACTGCAACTACGATAAGGAAATGGTCAAAATCCTACATGATGAACATGTTAGAAAACGTAATGATGGTGTTCTTACATACAGGGGAGAAGCGAAAGCAAGATTAGAACAAAAACTTCAAAATCAAAATAACAAGGGAAGTAGAAGATATGATAAACAGAGTGGTTTTAGTTGGTAGGATGACACGTGATCCAGAACTTAGAAGAACTCAAAATGGTTCAGCAGTTACAGGTTTTACTTTAGCAATGAACCGTCCAAAGAGAAATGATGAAGAACAACAAGCGGATTACATTTCGTGTGTTACCTGGAACAAGGTTGCTGAGAACGTTGAAAAGTATTGTTCAAAAGGTTCATTGGTTGGAGTTGAAGGAAGACTTCGTTCAAGAACTTATGACAATGTACAAGGTCAACGTGTTTATGTTACTGAAGTTGTTTGTGACTCAGTTCAGTTTCTAGAAACAAAACCTAGAGACAAATATGAAGAACAACAATATCATCAACAAGCACAGGCACCAGCAAACAGTTATCAACAACCTGTTCAAAACCAACAACAAGATAATTTTATGAACGAACAACCATCTTACAACATCATGGAAGATGATATTCAGTTCTAACTAAAATAAAAAACTTAAAATTTTCATTTCTAGTGAGTGTTTGCTATAAAGATGATTAACTTTACCAATTATCTTAAAACATTCGTTAGAATGAAGATTTTGCTATAAAAACAAGAAGTTAAACAAAAAGGAGAAACCAAAATGCTAATAAAAAAGAACGAAGAACCGTTTTTTCATAGATTTCTTTCAATTGCAAAGGAAATTATTAAGAAAAACAGTGCATATCCACCAGTGTTTTATGGTGATGATGAAAAACTTTATTTAGTATGTAACAACTATGCAGCAGTTTATGACCAAATCGAAGCTAATGGTGGCCAAACGACAATCGCTATGACAGTTTACTTCAATATCAAAGATGATCCTAAACACAATGCGTATGATCAACAGGAAATGGAGTTTGTTCAACAACCTGCAGAATATGATTCGTTTGAAAATATGGATGTAGAATAACCTGAAGAAACTTATCAGGAAGAACAGGAACTTGATTCATTGATGAATGAAACAATCATTGAAGAAACAAGAGGTGTTGAGGATGAATTCGACCCAATGCGAGCTTAATCTTGGAATGCAAGCGGACTACAAGAAATTTTGGTTCACTGTACCAGGAGCAATTGTTGGAAAAGGTCGGCCAAGATTTACAACACAAGGAAGATTTGTAAGAGCTTATACACCTAAAAAAACAAAAGATTATGAACAAAAAATAGCAATGTATTATCGAAAAACTACAAGTTATAAAAGTAATAAAGCTTTGAGAGTGAAGATATTTGCATACAGAGAAGTTCCAAAATCAACCACTAAAAAATTAAGACAATGGCTTTTAGATAAAACGTTTTTCTGCACAGTGAAACCTGATATCGACAACATCATCAAAGTAGTTTTGGATGCTCTCAATGATGTTGCTTACTATGATGACATTCAAGTATGTCAATTAGTTATCATGAGAGAATATGCTGAAAATGAATGTTTAAAAGTGTGTATTGAAGAAATTGGAGAAAGAAAACCAAATTAAATAATCAAAAACCAAAATAACAGGAGGATTTAAAATTATGGATTTATGGTCATTATTGGATGATGAAAAAAAAGAACCTGAAAAGGTCAAAAAAGTAAAAAAAGAAGTTGAACAAGTTGCTGATCAACAACCTGCTCCAGTTGTAGAAGACGAAAAACAAGCGACTGGAGAACAAAAACAAGCAACAGTTCAAGCAACTGAAACTGAAAAGCCTAAAACAGAGGAAAAGCCTGCAGGTAAAAAGAAATCCGCAAAAGAAACAAAAAAACCTAAAACACTTGAAGAACAAATTGCTACTGTTCCAGATAATCTAAAAACACCAATTGATAGAATATTTAAATATTTGATGTCCGTACCAGGGATGGATGAAAAAATGAGAAATCCTAAAAAATCAATTACAGATATGTGGCAATTTGTGGAATCTAATGCTAGAAAACAAGCCACAGGAAATACAGCTTGTATTGAAGATGAAGTAGTTTATGGATGGGCGGTGCATTACTATGACGAAGACGACCCAAAATAACTTGGATTCTTTGCTGGAAGAACTTAAAACAGCAAATTTGGAAGATCATTCTAACTATTTAGCAAATGAATATTTTATTTCAGAAGATGGCAATGATGACATATGGAAATACAAGAAAAAATTTCATGGAGTTGTAACTGATTTTGTAACTCGGTACGAACTTTGGAATGGAAGATTGATTGCTAGAGTTTACTTCGTTTGGCAAGGATGGCTAGATAAGAAAAAACAAAAAAGAATTGTTGAAGTACAAAGATACCTTGGTGGGTGTCGAAATAAGTTATCCAGATATGTTTATCAAGGAAATTATGGAATCAAGTGCTTGATCAATTACATGTTTTACACTGAATCAAGATTTCAAGAAGAGTCTAAATGGAATGTAACGAAACATACTACCCTTGATATTTTAGGAGAATGCTATCGTGGTTCGTATTACTATGGCACTTATATTGAAAACGAAGAATATGCAAAGCATGTAGTATCGAAAGAATGTGAAGAATCCAAACATAGGTACTGTGCTTTTTCTTACAGTAAATGGCAAGAATATAGAATTTTTGAATGGCTTGAACTATATGAAAAACATCCTCAAATCGAAATGTTTGCAAAACTTAATCTAACATGGGCTCTCACTACGGGAATGAACTATTTCAGATGGTCAAAAAAAGGCTTGGCAATATTAGGATTAGAAAGTAAAAATGAACTCAAATACTTACAGGCTTGTGGCAGTATTGCTTATTATCGTGAATGCAAAGAAGATATATTTAAATATAACTTGGATACGTATGATAAATTCATTGGCTATTTAAGAATGAGCAGAAACAACATGGAAATCAATAAAAAAAGCCTCAAATACATGATGGATAATAATTTTAATATTTATTTTTATCTTGATTATCTTAGGTTTGTAGAAAAGCTTGGATTGCCTAAAACATCTAAGATACTATATCCACAAAATTTAAGAGAATCACATGATAAATTAGAGAAAAAAATTCAAGTCATTGATTCAATGGAAAAACAAGAGCAGATAAAGAATCGTGTTATCAAGGAACTTTATAAATATCGTTTTGGTGATAATGAATTTATTATTACACCTGCCAATAGTCCATTGGATCTAATAAATGAAAGTAAGGAACTAAGTCATTGCGTACGTACTTACATCGATAAGTATGCAGCAGGAGATACAAGTATCTTTTTGATTAGAAAACGTGAAAATGTAAATCATCCTTACTACACATTGGAATTAAGACGAAACGAAGTTATTCAATTAAGAGGCAAAAATAATTGTAGGCCTACTGATAGTGTTGTTGCTTTTGTTAATAAATGGGCAAAGAAAAATAAGCTTTCAGGGGCATATATAAACTGATGTCAAAGTGTAATGAATTAAGAAAATTACTTTTGGAATGGGGCGAAGATAAATATTTGCCTCTCCAAGAGAAAATTAAGTATCTTGAAAATGAGAATTATCGTTTGAGAATGCAAAATCAAAGAATTCAAGAAAGGAATAAAAGACTTTCAATGATTGTTAAGAAAAGAAGAGAGGAAGCAAATAATGAGAATAGACAGAGGAATTGTTCAATGTGATAGATGCAAGAGAATTTTCAAAACTAAAGAGGTTACAAATTATAAAATCTCATATCAAGCGTATGGTTTTAAAAATGATGGTGGCATGGGACTTGTAACAAAGAAAGCAGAAATATGTTCCGATTGTAATATGGATTTTGATGATTTTATGCGTAATAGACCAGTTAGAGGACGTGATATCAATGACAGGTAAAGAATGGTCAAAATTATGTAAGGAACATGGTGTTGTTGTCATTGATGTAAACCACAAGAATATGACGCATGAAGATGCTATTAAGTTTTTTGATTTATTAAATACTGCAATGGATTATGCTTTTGCTAGAAAATATGATTTGGAAACTGACCAATATGAAGATTATGCATTGCCTGCAGGAGCTACATATTACGAAGATGATATGAACAAGAAAATTGCTTGTTGCGAATGTGGGAAAGAAATCACATATGGAGCTTCTTATACATCGAGAATTATTTTGGATAAATACGGTTTCGGATATGCAGTTTGCAAGGAATGTTATTTTAAAAATGATTTGAAAGATATCGTTAAGAAAGGTTAAGAAATTATGACAGCACAAGAAATGTTTGAAGAAATTGGATTACAAGAATTAAAGTTTAATTCCGAAGAAATGATGTATGATGATGAAGAAAATGACTTATTAAATACATATGTTTCGTTTAATAAATCACGATCTTTTAGAGATGATAGACAAAAACCAAGAAATGAAATTGAAATATTTTTCTTTCCTGATGAATGTATTGATTTTGATAAATTTATTACTGCAGTAAAAAAGAGAATGGAAGAAAAAGGGTGGTTGTAATGGATGATGCTTTATTTGAAATCGACAATATGTGTCATGCTTTAGGGTTTGATCCAAATAAAATTAGAAAAGGTCAAAGAGTTTTTGAATATTATAGAAACTTCTTTGTTGCTAGTGGAAAATACAAAGAAAGCTGGGAAAAGTTAGTTAAATGGGGTTATGCAGGGAAAGCATCTAATGCTATTGTTGACAGTTATTATTACGTAACACAAGCAGGATTAGATTTTTTAAGCAGTATTTATAAGATTAAGTTTAAACCAATGAAATAGAGGTGGCTAGATGAAACAATATTGTAGATATTGTGCTAACTGTACTTATGCTGATGGTGCTTATTGTGGTGTGAAAAAGAAAGTAATGAGAGATAGCACAATCAAATCAATAAACAAGTGCAAAGATTTTCAATTTAATGAAATAGATGTCCTTGATTTTGATAAAACATACAAACCAAGAAAAAAGAAAAATTATGAGCAATTGGGGTGGTTAGATGATTAAACCACTAACACCTCAATTTAGAAGTGATATTCTAGAAAGTTTTAATAAACAATTAGAAGAACTTGATAGTTGTGGAAACAACTCTTATGTAGCTTTACAAAAAAATACAATTAATCAATTTAAAAAATTAATCAAGTCATTGCCTGATGGTTATCCAATTCCAGTTGAGAGGAGAAATGGAAGATGAATAAATATCAAGAAGCACTAAACACATTAAAAGCAAGTGATATTAAATTATATGTTTATGAAGATCAAAAGAATGTCATAGAAGAACATCAACCAACTATTTTTGATTTTTACCATAGTGAAATATTCACTTTGCAAGAGTTGGTTAATAAATGTTGTCAATTAGAAAAGGCACTTGATAAAATGTGCAGAATTTTTGATGAAGAAATACACAATTGCGATTTCTTGTTAATAAGAAACTGTCTTTGTGATAGTAAATGTACACTTTGCAACAAAGAAAAAAGAGTTGAATTAATGAAAGAGTGGGTGATGAAAAATGTTGACTAAAGAAAGATGTATGAGTTTATTGGATGATATCGCTGGATATGCTCATAGAGCTAACATTGGTCCTAATGGTATTAATGAAATAAATGAAGATTACAATGGATTGAAAAAGTTAATTGAGGAGCATTTCACTCCTCAACCTCTTGAGTTTAAGGATTTAAAAGAAGAAATGTGGGTATATGATGTAAAAAATAAATGTTGTATTTATATCGAAGAATTAACTGTTGATAATCCAATGATGATTATTAGATATCCAATGAGCAATAGAGAATCAAATTGTGAATGGTGTAATTTTGAAGAAAACAGATTTTATCCAATTACTATTCCAAATGTAGGGAGGGATTAATAATGCATGATTCAACATTAGAACTAACAGAGCTGTGTGATAAAGTAAAACAAATATTTAACATTGAAAATTTAAAGGATTTAAAAGAAAAAATCCAAGAATGTGTTATTTCAAATGATTACAATAAATATGATTTATTTTGTAAAGTGGTTGATAACGATTTATCCACAGATTGGTTACAAAAAATATTTGAATATTACGAAGCTGATAGAGTTGAAAAAAAGCAAGATTATACGCCTAAAAGTCTTGCAAAATTAATAGCTAAAATAGCAGATGATAATGAAGTTATTGATATGTGTGCAGGGAGCGGTGCATTAACCATTCAAAAATGGAACCAAAACAAGAATTGTAATTTTAAATTATACGAACTAGATGAAAGCGTTATTTCTTATTTATTGTTTAATTTAGCAGTAAGAAATATAAATGCGTATATTTATCATATTGATGTTTTAAGTCAAAAAATATTTCATGTATATAAATTGGAATCGCAAAATAAATACAGTAAGTGCGGGGGTGATACTATGACAGTTACTATATCTAACCCACCATACAATCTAAAGTGGAATGTTCCAGTATTAGCAAACATGCAAGATAGATTCGTTAACGCTGGAGTTCCTCCACAATCAAATGCTAATTTTGCTTTTGTATTAACAGCACTAAATGAAAGCGATAAATGTGTTTTTCTTTTACCGCTATCTGTTTTACAAAGTTCAAATAACCAGGAACAAGAAATAGTTAAATATTTTTGTGAAAATAATTTGATAGACAGTATTATTCGTTGTCCGGATAACATGTTTGAAAATACAAAAATACCTACATGTATAATGGTTCTTAATAAAAATAAGATGGATCAATCAGTATTAATGATTGATTTGAGTAAAAGACATGAAGTAGAAATTAGAGAACAAAAAGGGCAATTTGGAAATAAGGCACATACAAATAGGACATATAAGAAAAAAATTAATATATTAACAGATGATGTTATTAATCAAGTTGTTGATTGTATCAAAACAAGAAAAGAAAGTAATATATGCCAAGTTGTTACTATCGAAGATATAAGAGAGAAAAAATATAATCTTTCTCCAGTAATATATAAAGAAATTGATTTTTCACGTGAGCAATCACATAGAGCATACTCTGATATCGTAAAGGATTTGAACAGGGTTATTTTAGAAAAAAACGCTTGCAAATTAACCATAAATGAGAGTTTAGCTAAAAAAATAGGTTTTGATTTGTCTTTATATAAAAAAGCTGATTTTGAAGAGCTGAATACATTGTTGAAAAAAATAGCTGACGAGAAAATTATAAAAGAAGATTACTTTCAAACATCTAAGAATAAAAATGAGATTAAGTTTGAAAACAAAAGTAAGGATAGTGTATCGAGTATCTTGATGATGATTTTTCAAATGTGGAAACAGCATATTTATTATTTAAACAATGAAGAAAATAGCTATTTAGCAGAGTTAAGGGACGCATTGTTACCTGAATTGCTTAATGGGAATTTGGAGATATAAAAATGGGTAATCAATACAGAAGAATGCAAACAATCAAACATGCGCTACAGTATTACATTACTAGGCCAAACGCAAGTAAAAAGGATCTAGTAAGAGAAAAGAATTTATTAAAGCGTGTTGAAGATGATATTGAATGGTATGAAGAAAAACACCATATCAAAAAGAAAGAGGAGCGATAGACAATGTACATTAATCTATTCTGGTGTGGAGTTGTAGCAACTATTCTTGTCGAGTTGGCAGGGATAATTGCTTATGCTATTTATCAAGATCATAAAAATTAATAATTATTTAGGAGGATAAGGGATGAATTTTACAGAAGAAGAAAAAGAAACAATCAAAGAAGTTAAGGATTATCTAAAAGAGCTGAGAAAAATCAATCTAGAAAAGTTTTCTTTGACTTTTGAAATAGAGGACATCCCAAGTCCTCAATCTATAAAATACAGTGATGAAATGCCAGGAGGTTTTTCAAAACCTAAAGGAGAACAAATTACTTCTAATATGTTACGTAGAGATCTTCTAATAAAGCGCGTGACGTTGTTTAATCAAGAACTGGATAGATTTATGCCATTGTTATATTTGCTTAATGCAGGGCATAGAAACATCATTAGAACGTATGTGTGTTCAAGAGGGTATTCTGAAATGATTAGAACGCTTGATGAATCTTATTGCATAAGTGTTTCAACTTACAAAAGAGAATTCCCAAAGGCGTGTTTAGAATTGTCCAAGTATATTAATTTCAATAACGAGCCATCTTTAGAAGAATTGAATAACCGTTTTTTTAACAATATCAAGGGTGAATAATTATGTTCATTCTTTTTATTTTTATCACAAATGATAACTTTTTATTAAAAGTGGACCCAATTTGGACCTAGTTTGGACCTAGTTTGGACCCAAAATGAACCCAAAGTGAGCCCTAATTGGACCCAATTTGGACCTAGTATGAACCCTAATTTCCATGTTATTATGCTATTGTGGTTTTAAGAGAAAAGAAAAAGAACTTTTTTAACCACACAACATTTCGTTCTAAATGGTAAATCTTTGTTAAAAGCTCTATTCTATAGGGCTTTTTTCGTAATTATTTAGAATAAGAAGCTCAAACGCTTTTATTATACATATAAATCATTTTTGGAGGTGGTGATATGGCTTGAAAGAGAAATACGAGTTAGCATACCAGGATTATTTAGATGGGATGAAATACAAAGATATAGCTGCTAAATATGGTGTGTCAGTTAGTGCTGTCAAGTCATGGAAAAGTCGCTACTGGAAGAATAAAAAGTTGCAACCAAAAAAACCAAAGGTTGCAACCAAAAAGGTCGCTAAAAAGATAGCAAAGGAGATAGTTGAAAATGAAGAGCTGAACGAAAGACAACAGCTCTTTTGTGTTTACTTTATGAAGTATCATAACGCTACGAAGGCATACCAACTAGCATATGGTGCTAAGTATTCTACAGCTATGGTAAAAGCTTGTGATTTAAGAAAAGAACCTAAAATACAAAAAGAGATACAACGATTGAAAGAATTAATGTATCAGGAGATTCTTCTTGATCCAAATGATATAGTCCAAAGATATATTGAAATTGCATTCTTGGATGAAAGCGAGATGGATGGGAAAGCAGTGAAAATGTCAGATTCACTAAAAGCACTTGAATGGTTGGATGAACACTTGAAAGATAAAAATGAACAAAACAATATTGGAAATGATGGTTTCTTAGATGCATTAAACGCCAGTGCTAAAGAGGATTGGGAAGATGAAGAAGAGTAGAGCTGTATTCAAATTCAAACCCTTTAGCAAGAAACAACGAAAGGTTTTAAATTGGTGGATTGATAATTCACCAGTAAAAGATAAAGATGGAATTATAGCAGATGGTTCAATTAGATCAGGAAAGACAGTTTCAATGTCTCTTTCTTATATGATATGGGCTATGTCTAATTTTACTGAATGCAACTTTGGAATGTGTGGTAAGACGATTGGTTCATTTAGGCGTAACGTTTTGAATATTTTAAAACTGATGCTATGGTCAAGAGGTTATAAATTGAAAGATCATCGAGCTGATAACATGGTTGAAATCAGCAAAAATGGAATAACCAATTATTTTTACGTGTTTGGCGGTAAGGATGAAAGCTCTCAAGATTTGATACAAGGTATTACGTTGGCTGGTTGTTTCTTTGATGAAGTGGCTTTGATGCCAGAATCATTTGTTAACCAAGCAACTGCTCGTTGTTCGGTTGAAGGTTCGAAGTGGTGGTTCAACTGCAACCCTGACGGACCATTTCATTGGTTTAAAGTTAATTGGATTGATAAAGCAAAAGAAAAGAACATCATTTATTTGCATTTTACAATGGATGACAATCTTTCTTTAAGTGAGAAAATCAAGCAAAGATATAAAAGTCAATGGAGTGGTGTTTTCTATGACAGGTACATCAAAGGTCTTTGGACTGTTGCTGAAGGTATCATTTACGATATGTTCAATAAAGAAAAGCATATTGTTGATGATTGTGATTGTTTGATTGATAACAAAAACTATAGATATGTCAGTTGTGACTATGGTACTCAAAACGCCATGGTCTTTTTGCTTTGGAATAAAGGAACTGATGGCATTTGGTACTGCGTTAATGAATACTACTATTCAGGACGTGACAGGAAAGTTCAAAAAACTGATAGTGAATATGCGGATGATTTGGTTGAATTTCTTGATGGAAAAGAAATATTTCAAATTGTCGTAGATCCCTCTGCAGCATCATTTATTGCTGAATTAAAGAAAAGAGGGTTTAGAGTTAAAAAAGCTAAGAACGATGTATCAAATGGTATTAGATTGGTAAGCACAATGCTCAATCAATGCAAAATTAAGTTTTTTAGTAAATGTAAGAATACAATTAAGGAATTTTCTGTTTATGCATGGGATCCTAAAGCAAGTGCCAGAGGAGAAGATGCACCTATCAAACAAAATGACCATGCAATGGATGCTATCAGGTATTTTATCTATACAATTTTAAAAGGTTCAGGATTGAACACGGATCTGGAAGGAGGTATTTAATGAAGACATTAGAGGTAATTGCAAAAGATGAAATTTTTACCATTTCTGATGATGAAACAATGGACATTAAACATTTGAATAAATATATCGCTAAACATCAGCAATTGAATAAATCAAGATATAAGAAATTAAAGGATGGATATGAAGGCGTCTATCCAATTATGTCGTACCAGGATAAACCACAATACAAACCAGATAACCGTATAATCGTAAACTTTGCTAAATACATAGTTGATACGTTTAACGGATTTTTTATTGGTATCCCAATTAAAGTATCATCAACGGATGAAGAGGTTGCTATTTACATTAATGAATTGGATAAGAGAAACCATCAGGATGATAACAATGCTGAAATTTCAAAAAACTGTAGCATTTATGGTAAGTGTTATGAAATGTATTTTATCAATGAAGAAGCAAAAGTAGGTATTAAGTACATTGAGCCGACCAAGGGATTTATCGTATATGATGATTCTGTTGTTCCAGAGCCAAGATACTTTGTCACATATTATTATGATTCAAACGGAACAATGCATGGCTATCTGAGTAACGATTCTTATGTTTATGAATTTAGCAATAAAAGTGGTATGCATTTCGTTGATGATGGTTCGCTTCATGGGTTTGATGGTGTTCCTGTTACTGAATATGTTGAAAACGCTGAACGAATGAGTGCTTTTGAAAGTACGTGGTCAATGATCAATGCCTACAACAAAGCAATAAGTGAAAAGGCAAATGATGTTGATTATTTTGCTGATGCTTATCTAAAAATCATTGGTGCAAAAGTTGATAAAGACGGAATTATTCATATTAGAAATAACAGGATCATTAATTTTGATGAAGAATCGAATACGGTTGATGTAGGATTCCTTGAAAAACCAAATGCGGATGGCTCACAGGAAAATCTTATCAATCGTCTTGAAAGATTGATTTTTCAGATGTCTATGACACCAAACATCAATGATGAAAACTTTGGTACAAGTTCGGGAATTGCTCTTAAATATAAGTTGCTTTCTATGTCAAACTTGGCCAAGACGAAAGAAAGAAAATTCACAGGTGCTCTAGATAGAAGGTACAAGTTGATTTTTAGTAATCCAATCAACACAATTCATGAAGATAAATGGGTTGATATTACTTACAAGTTCAGTCAAAACTATCCGGCAAATGTACTTGAAGAAACTCAAATTGCTCGAAACTTAGAAGGAATTGTTTCTAAAGATACTCAATTATCTTCTCTTTCAATCGTTGAAGATGTTCAAGAAGAAAAAGAAAAAATCAAGCTAGAAGATGAAGTTTCTAAAGAATCTATTGTTGATAAAAGGATGTTTAATCAATAGATGAATAGTGCCGAATATTGGCGTTTAAGAGAAGAAAAACAACGCTTGAAGAATATCAAAGACGAAAAAGAATATGATAAGAAGATTAAAGAAATCTATCAAAGAATGATGGATGAAGTACAATCTGAAATCAATAACTTCTACGCTAAATATGCAAAGGATACTGGTATCACAATGGCTGAAGCTAAAAAAAGAGCTTCTAATTTGGATATGGAAGTTTATTCAAGAAAAGCTAAACAGTATGTAGAAGAAAAAAACTTTTCACAACAAGCAAATGATGAAATGAAGCTTTACAACTTAACAATGAAAGTCAACAGACTTGAGTTGTTAAAAGCAAATATTGGTTTGGCTTTAGTAAGTGGCCATGATGAATTAGAAAAATATATGGATAATCTTCTTGAAAATAGAACACTTGATGAAATTCAAAGACAGGCAGGCATTTTAGGATCAACAATTTTAGATAACGCTGATACTGCTCATTCTATTGTCAATGCATCTTTTCATAATGCAACATATAGCGATAGAATATGGATGCATCAAGATTTGCTTAAACACGATCTTGAGAGTTTGCTAGCATCAGGACTTATCCAAGGAAAAAATCCTAATGAGTTGGCCAGATTATTAAGAAAACGTTTTGATGTTAAAATCAGTGATGCACAGCGACTAATGAGGACTGAACTTGCTAGAGTTCAAATTGCTGCGCAGCAAAAATCATATGAAGCAAACGGATTTGATGAATATGAATATATAACATGTGGAATCGGCGATGCGTGTGATACTTGCAGAGCGTTAGATGGCAAGGTTTTTCCAATAAATCGGATGAACATTGGAGACAACGCTCCGCCAATGCATCCAAATTGTCATTGTTCAACAGGCCCTCATATGGATAGAAAAATCTATAATGAATGGCTCGATGGACTTGCAAATGGAAAACACAGTTTGAGATTGGATGAATATAAAAAGATTTCAGATGTAAAAAATGATTTAAAAAAACAAGTCACAGTTCTATCTAAAAGTGAAAAAGAAATTCTTACAAGATATACTGGCAATCTTGCTATGCAAATTAATTTTGCTTTAAATACTGGACGTGAAAGAAAATTCAAAAAGGAAATAGCAATGTTAGATCATGCACTAAGTAAAGGAAAGATTCCAGATGATTTAATTTTATATCGAAAAATAGATAGTAAAGTTCTACTAAATAAAAGAAATGTTTCTGATAATGACATGTTTAGTTTAAAAGGTACTACGAAAACAGAGAAAGGATATTTGTCTACATCATTTAAAAACTTTGATTATAAATTAAGAGATGTAAATCTTGTTATGAAAATTCCAAAAGGTTATAAAGGCGCATTGTATATTGAACCATTAGCAAAAGAAAGTTATAAAAATCAAGATGAGGTTTTGTTTAAAAGAGGTGTGTGCTACAATATATGTGAAGTAAAAAAAGAAAAAGATAAATACACTTTAATAGTGGAGGTAAAGATAAATGATTGATTACGATAAATACCAATTTCATATTAAAGTTATAGGAAGCAAAGAAGAATTTATAAAGCATATTGAAGATTTTAAAAAAGCTGCTCCTTATTATACAGAGGAAGACATAGTAGCAATTCTTGATGAAGAACAAGACAAAAAAATAAGGCCTTCTTTTTGGAATAGACCTTGGATGTAAGCCGACAAATAGTCGGTTTTTATTTTTTCAAAATTAAGGAGTAGATATGGAAGTTAATATTTTAGGAACAACTTATGAAATTGAAAAGCTGGATGAAAAAGATTCATGCATGTTTAAAAATAATGCTGATGCATATGTTGATTACACAGAAAAAAAGATATTTTTGCATAAGGGCGATGTTATGATCAATGTATCATTAAGACATGAATTAGTTCATGCTTTTATGTATGAAGCAGGAATTGAATTTGGGTATCAATTTCATAATGAAGATGTTGTAAATTATATAGCAACTATTTTTCCAAAATTGGAAGAAGCATTTAAAACAACAAAATGTATTTAATGAGCAAGTTTAAATGACTTGCTCTTCTTTTTGCAAAAAAATAGAAAGGAGGGAGTCTATGGCTGAAGGATTAAGACCACATTATCATCAAGAATTTGAATATTATACTATTCAATATTTTGATAAGAAAAGACATGTTATTGTTAAGAAAATTCAATACATGTGTATGATTTGTGGGCGTATCCGACATGAGAAATATGACTGTTACGTACCACCACCTAAATCAAAAACAAAATCATTAGAACGAAATAAGAAGAAATATGGCAATCGTGAGTGATTGTTTTTTATTTTCTAAAAGAGGAATTTATATGATTAAAATTACAGTTGGAATCTCTAAAGAACATATAGCAGTTAAATGTGTTGGTCATGCAAATTACAACATATGTGGTGAAGATATTGTATGTTCTGCAATTTCCACACTCTTACAAACGCTTTGCTATAGTTTGGAAGAATTGACATCAAACAAAATAAACGTTTCTCTAGAAAAAGGAGAAGGATATATAGGTATATATCATCCAACATGTAAAGCAATTACATTAGTTAATGGCTTTGTAATTGGATGTAGAGAGGTAAGTCATACTTACCCTGATTATGTACAATTAGAAATCAAAGAATAGCACTACAATGAGTGCTTTTTATTTTGTCCAAGCATTTACGACATTAAAAGATATGGATGAGTCAGGCGTGGAAACTTTAAGCTACGGAAAAGAGCAGGCGTGTAACTCTCTAAAAGATACGGATAGGAGAAATAAAAATGAAAAAAGAATTAGAAAAATTATTATCCCATAAAAGAAACTTAAATTTACAGTTATTCGCTGAAGAAGGCGGAGATGGTGAACCAGGCAACGATGATCCTGAAGACAAATCAGGAGATGGTGGAAATGATGACAAAAAATACACTGACGAAGATGTAAACAACATCATCAATCGAAAATTTGCTGAATGGGAAAAAAGACAAAAAGAAAAAAGCGCAAAAGCTGCAGAAGCTGAACGATTAAAAAACATGACCGAAGAAGAAAAAAGAAAACATGAAATGGAAGAACTCCAAAAGAAAATCGCCGGTTATGAGAAAGAAAAAGCTATTGGAGCAATGACAAAGGTTGCCAGAGGAATCTTAAACGATTCCAAAATCGTTGTTAATGATGAATTATTAGTAAATCTAGTAGCAGAAGATGCTGAAACAACAAAAACAAATGTAGAAAGCTTTGTAAAAAACTTCAATGATGCTGTTCAAAAAGCAGTAGCTGAAGCATTAAGGGGAAAAACACCTCGATTAAAGGATGGCTCAAAAGAATTGACAAAAGAAGATATTTTAAAAATCAAAAATAGAACTGAACGTCAAAAAGCAATGGCTGAACATCCTGAATTATTTAGATAAAAAAAGGAGAAAACTATATGAGAAAACAATTCAATTTACAATTATTTGCTGCACCAACAAATACAACAGTTACAACTGATTTAGAACCAGGTATTTCTATCGATTATACTTCTAGAATCAGTTCAAATATTAATGAATTACAAGATTTATTAGGGGTTACTGAATTAACACCAATGTCTTCAGGAACAACAATCAAAATCTATAAAATGGAGGTTGGCACAGTTGCTCCTCAAGTTGGAGAAGGTGAAACAATCGGTTTAACTAAAGTAACTAGAAAGAAAGTCAAAGATATTGACCTAGTATTAGAAAAATATCGTAAATCAACTACTGCCGAAGCAATTCAACGTTCAGGACGTAATATTGCTATCAATCAAACTGATGAAAAAATGGTCGGTGTCATTCAAGGACAAATCAAAAAGACTTTCTATTCTACATTAAAAGAAGGTACTGGTACTGCTACTGGTAAAACTTTACAATCTGCCTTATCTGCAGTGTGGGGAGAATTAGTTAAACATTATAAAGATGAAACAGTTACACCTATTTATTTTGTATCTACAGATGATATTGCTGAATATTTAGGTTCAAAAGAAATCACTTTACAAACTGCTTATGGATTCACATACTTAAAGAATTTCTTAGGTTTAGGTGATGTCATCGTTTCACCTGAATTAGAAAAAGGTACAGTATATGGTACTGCCAAAGAAAACATTGCGGGTGCTTATATCCCAACAAACAATGGGGATGTTGCTGATACATTTGGCTTAACAAGTGATACAACAGGTCTAGTAGGTATGGTTCATACTTCTAAAACAGACAATGCAACAATTGAAACATTATTAATGTGTGGTGTTAAATTCTTCGTTGAATATGTTGATGGCGTATTCAAAGGAACAATCACTCCGGGAGATGCTGCTTAATGTATGTTGCAATTAAAAGATTTTCTGATTTAACAGATGATGATCATATTTATGATACTGGTGATGTGTACCCTAGAGATGGCTTTGAACCATCTAGGGAACGTATCATTGAATTGGCAACATCAAAAAATAAACTAGAAACACCACTCATCACTTATATTGAGGATGAAGAAAAAAACATTGAAGAAAATGATAAAGTAGAAGATGAAAAGCAAACGCCTAAGAAAACAACTAAAAAAGCTAAAAGTGAATAGTTATGGCAATCATTGATGATGTAACTGCGTTATTAGGATTTCCTGAAGAAAAACCTAACAGGACATTAGATGTGATTATTCGTCTTACTACTAATCGTTTAAAAACACTATTGGATGTTGAAGAAGTACCAACTGAATTAGAATATATTGTTACTGAAGTTTCAATTGTTAGATATAACAAGATTGGTTCTGAAGGAGTCACAAGTCATTCCGTTGAAGGAGAAACCATGTCATTCAGTGACAATGATTTCAAGGGGTATCTAAATGATATAGAAGTTTGGAAAAATAAAAAGAACGAAGTAAAAGGAGTTGTCAAATTCTTATGAGATATGACACTCCTATTTATTTTCAAAAAGTTACACAAGGTGAGTATGATCCTACTACCGGAGATTATGGAGAGGATACAGTAGATGAAACCTGTGTAATGGCATCTGTCATGGATACAAGGACTGAAACAATGCAAATTGTTTATGGTTCTATCAAGCAAGGAAGCAAAACGATTCATATTCAAAACCATTATGATAAGTCCTACGATTCTATTAGAATTGATAATAAGATTTATCGAGTGGATTATTCTAGAAAACTTAGAAATAAACAGTCGTTTATCGTTCATGAGGTGCAAAATGGGTAGAAGCATAAAAATTACAGGCGTTAAAGAATTAGAGGCTAAACTAAAGAAAAATGCAACTCTTGATGATGCTAGAACTGTTGTTAAGAAAAATGGTGCGGATTTGCAATCGCGAATGACAAGAAATGCGGTCTTTGTCAAAGGATACTCAACCGGTGCAACTAAAAGAAGTATTAGAAGTGCATTTACAGATTCTAATTTGACTGTAACAGTTGAGCCAACAACCAGCTATGCATCTTACCCGGAATATGGGACACGATATATGGCGGCCCAACCTTTTGTACGGCCATCTTTCAACATTCAAAAAGAAATCTTCAAAAGAGAACTAAAGAAACTAATGAAATGAGGTGTGTTATGGATCCTCAACAAGAATTATTCAGTTACTTGTTAGTAACGCTAAAAAAAGAATATCGGGATATGGTTTTTGATGGCTTTATGCCACCTGAAAAAACAACATATCCTTTTATTTATCTTGCTGACAGTCAACAAACTGATGACTATAGCAATAAAACAGCCATCTTCAATAACGTGTATCAAACCATTCACATATGGAATGACTCGCCTAAAAAAAGAGGAACTGTTTCTAATATGGCATTAAAAATAAAAAACATTGTAAGAAGATTGGAATACACGAGCAATTACAAGTGGGAAATTAGAAATATTGAACAAAGAATTTTGGAAGATACGACAACTAAGACACCACTTATGCATGTTGTGTTAGAGTTAGAATTCAAATCTTCTAGTAAAGGAGGAAAAAGAAGTGATCAATAAAATTGATTTGCAATTATTTGCTGATGAAAGTCCTGAAACGATTTCAGGAAAAAAACTTGTCTACTTATTTAGAGTGGCAGAAGATTCAAAAACAGAAAATGCAGGTGCTTTAGCTTTTGTAACCGAAAATGAAAGAACAACATCTAAAGATGCTGATTCTACACAAACGAAAGATGGAAATGTTCGTACACCTGGTGCTGCTGAAATTGAAATCACAAGTACATCATTATTGCCTAAAGGGGATAAGATGATTGATAAATTAGAATCAGCAATGCTAAATGACAAACTTGTAGAATGCTGGGAGGTAAATTTAGCTGAACCTGGTTCTAGCGCAAATAGTGGTAAATATAAATCAAAATATTATCAAGGATATATTACTGAATTAGGAATTTCTTCTAATGCTGAAGATAATGTTGAAGTAAGTATCACTTATGGAGCTAACGGTCAAGGTGCAGATGGATACGCAACGTTGACTGATGAGCAAAAAGAAATTGCATCTTACGTCTATAAAGATGTAATAAAAGAAAGCGGAGAATAGGACGGGTATTTATATCCGTTCTTTTTATTTGGATTGAGAGGAGAAAATTATGGAATTAACTATTGAAAACAAAACATATAATTTTAGATTTGGAATTGGATTTGTAAGATATTTAGATGGAAAATCTTCAATTGAACAAAATGGTGTTCAATTTGGAATTGGATTGGAAACATTGATTCCAAACTTATTAACAGGAAATACTGTTACTTTATCTGATTGTTTATTTGTAGCAAATAGAACTGAAAACCCAAGAGTCACTCAAGAACAGCTTGATAATTATATCGATAATGAAAATACAGATATTGATGGCCTTTTTGACGATGTGTTAAAAGAGTTAAAAAAGTCGAATGCTACAAAGAAGAAAGCAAAGATGATAATGAAAGAGTACGAAGAAAAAATGCAAGAAACACAGGATCAAGCAATGTAGTAACATATGAAGAAATAATCGAAAATTGTTTTCGCTATTTAAACATCAATGATATTGATAAAATCAATAGATTAACAATCAAAGATTATAGATGTTTGATGAAAGGCGCTCAAAAGAAAAAGATTGATGAATCAGAACAGTTATTTCTCTTAGCATGGGTTATCAGACAAGCAAAAGCACAAAAGAAAAGTGGTAGATATGTATATAGAACTTTCAAACAGTTCTTTAATCGAAAGAAAATCGAAAGCAGTATAGAAAATCAAAATAATGAAACTTCTCTCATTGAACGAATTAGACAAGCTGTAGAAATTCAAGGAAGGAAGTGATAATTATTGGAAACATATAGTGTAAAAGCAATACTGAGTGCTGTTGATCAAAACTTTACAAGCACTATGAAAATGGCTAACAGTAGTCTTTCAGGCATTAAAAGTGCAAGTGAAGGAGCTACTAGTTCAATAATGAAAATTGCTAGTGGCATAGGGGTTTTTAAAGCTTTAAGTGCAAGTGCTAACTTAGTTAAAAGTTCTATTTCAAGTGCCATGGGTAGACAAGATACTATGGAAGCGTTCAACCGTACTATCACACAGATTACTGGCAGTGCTGAAAATGCCACTAAGGCATTAGAAGATTTAAAGAAAATCACTAAAGGTACTGCGTATGGATTGGACATTGCAGCAAAAGCAACTCAAAACTTTGTTACTCGTGGTATGGATTTATCAAAAGCAACCAAGTCTGTTGGTATTTGGGCAGATGCAGTCAGCTTCTATGGAAAAGGAACCAATGAACAGTTAGAAACAGTTACGGATGCTCTAGCGAAAATGAGAACTAAAGGAACGGTTGAAATGGACCAATTAAATCGTATGTTTGATATTGGAATTGATGCCGTGGGTATTTATGCAAAAGCAGTAGGAAAGAGTTCTCAAGAGGTTTCAAATAGTTTATCGGATAAAACAATAAGAACTGATGAATTTTTGAATGTAGTAGAGAAAGCTATGGAAGAAGGCACTAATGGTGTTCAGAAGATTGCAGGTGCTGCTAAAGAAGCTGGTGCATCTTGGACAGGAACGATTGATAACATGAAAGCTGCAACAACACGTGGTGTTCTAAGCATCATGCAAGCAATTGATGACATGCTATCAAAAAACAAGCTACCTCAAATGAGAGAAATGATTTCTCAATTTGGGGAAGGTGCTGAAACCACAATGAATACTGTTGCCAATGGCATTAAAAATTTAAAAGACGTTGGAGCACTAATTCCACAAATTGGAGCACTGGGAAGTGCTCTTTTTGTCGTTGGTGGAAGTGTTGATTATATAAAAGCTTTAGGTGGAGGGTTTGATGCTCTTTCACTTAAAACAAAGCTATTTAATAAAAGTTTAGCTGATACAAAAAATAAAATTTCTGTAGTAAGTAAAGTGCTTAAAGGAAATTTGTCATTAGGAACTAATGAATTTAAAAGACTGACGGCTAGTAGCCAAGTTCTTGCCGAAAAGGTAACAATTTTAAAAGGTGCACTTAACGGACAATTTGGATCAGATGCATTTGGAAAATTGAGCAAAACAAGCCAAAAGTTTGCAAATGACATAGAAAACATTTTTCCACGCTTTGATAATATTACAAATAAGCTAGATGAAGTAAAAAGTAAATTTTCAAAATTAATGCCTGATTCAACAAAATCAAGTATTGATAATTTTAAAAATTTAATAAGTGGTAGCATGTCTATTGGAAAAGATAAAGTAAATGCTGTAGGTGATTCAATTGCTCAAATGTCATTCAAATTTCAAAGTGCGACAGGAAGATTTTCAAAAGACGGTCCTAAAATTTGGAAAGTTTTTAACAAACTCTCTAGTGTATCAGGGTATATATCAAACAAGATATCGCCAAAGTTAGGAAAAGCTATAAGTGCAGGATTTAAACAAATTCCTAACGCAGGTGCTAAAGCTTTAACATCAATGACTAGTGCTATGTCAAAAGTATTTGCGATTGCTATGAAATCAGTAGGACCTGCAGCTATTTTAGGATTGGTTGTTGCTGGTTTAGGAATTGTAAATAATCAGTTTGGAAGTCAAATTGATCAGATGATTGCCACGGTTGTTACACAGGCGCCTAAAGTGATTAGTAATTTTGTAAAAGGAATTACCAGTCAAATGCCTATGTTAGCAAGTTCAGGAGCACAGTTACTTGTTCACTTATCAGTCGGAATAGCCAAAACATTACCACTTGTTGTAAATGCAGGTATGCAAATATTGAATTCAATTATTCAGGGAATATCAGCTAACGCCCAATCAATTGTTAAAAGCGCGTTGCTAATTGTTGGTACTTTAGGTGGCGCAATATTAAATGCTATACCTCAATTGCTTGGAATTGGATTACAATTCATTGTTTCAATTACACAAGGTATTTTAGATAACATGCCTTTAATATTGGTAGGAATTCAAACTATGATTACCAATATTACAACAGCGATTCAAACACAATTGCCTACAATGATACAAATGGGCGTTCAAATTCTACAAAATATTGCTACCGGTATTGTTCAAATGCTACCTCAATTAGTTGTAGGAGCTATTCAAATTATAACTACACTGATTAATACAATCAGTGAAAATCTCCCTACAATCCTTAATGGTGCAGTAGAAATCATCAATACATTAGTTGATGGCTTAATCAATAATTTACCACAAATAATCAATGCTACAGTTGAATTGATAGGAGCAATTTTAAACGCAATTATTACAAATCTCCCTCAAATCATGACTGCAGGTGTTCAAATTATCTTGAAGTTGGTTTCAGGATTGATTTCAGCAATACCTCATGTTATTTCGGGTGTGGCTAAGGTTGCTAAGAAAATTATTTCAACTTTCAAGGATACAAACTGGTTAGAAGTCGGTATCAATATTATCAAAGGAATAGCTAAAGGTATTTCAAGTGCTGCTGGTCAGTTATGGAATGCAGCTAAAGGTGTTTTAGGCGGTTTCAAAGACAAAGTTCTAGGGTTCTTTGGTATTCATTCGCCTTCTCGTTGGGGTAAATGGGTAGGAAAAATGATTGATACTGGATTTGCTAAAGGTGTTGGCAATAATATTCGTTTGATTGCAAATCAAGCTCAAAAAATGTTTGATACTGTACAATCTTACGTTTTTGATGTCAATACATTAGGTATGAACCTTTCGCTCGCTGATGGACTTAGTGGTACTTTGAATCGTTATATAGAATACAATGATCGCTATATTGATGATGAAGGTGGTAACGATGATAACACAGAATATAACTTCAATATTACAACTGAAATTGATGGTAAAACAGCTGGTAAAGCAATGGCAAAATACACTAAAGAAGAACTTGATAGGATGGACAAACATTCAAGAAGATTGAGAGGTGATATCTAAATGTTATATGATTTTATAGACACAACTTCGAACATATCAGCAGGTAATTATTTGCCTGCTGAAGCAATGTCTTTTAATGGCGTTTATTTAGAAAATGAGATTGATGGTTATCGAACCCTCTCGGTTCAAGGCAGAGAACTTGCATCTTCTTCAATTAATGACATTGAAATTAATAGTAAAGATGGTACACATTATAAATCAAGAAGGTATGATTCGAGAATTATTACTGTTAAATATCAATTGATTACTAAAAGTAATAGTGAGTTTAGAAAAGCATTTAATAAAATGAACAGCATTTTTGCCGTTGAGCAAGCACAAATTATTTTTAATGATGAGCCAGATAAATTTTTTATTGGAACCACACAAGGAAATCATGAAATTGAAGGTGGTTCAAACTCCGTAATAGGTGAGATTGAAATATATTGTGCGGATCCATTTAAATATAGCGTTAAAGAAAAAACAGTAACTGCTACATTAGATAACGGTTATACTTTTGAAATAGATTACAAAGGAACTAGAAAAGCTTATCCAAAAATCGAAGCTGTAATGCATGGTGACAATGGTTTTCTTGCTTTAGTAAACGATCAAAAGAAAATTCTACAGTTTGGAAATCCTGATGAAGTCGATGGAGAAAATTACACACAAAATGAATACTTATGTCATTTGTCAGATTTTGCTAATTTACCAAACGACTCTCCCGATTATTATAGACCTTATATTAGAACCGGTGGCGGAATGATATATCAAACTTACAATGGAAGTAATTATAACCCTTGTTTGTACATGACATCGGTAGCACAATCAGGACATTTTTGGACAGGAGCTTGCAGATTATTAACAATTCCAGCAGATTCAAATGGCGAAAGAGGAGCAAAGAATTTCTACTGCTATATGAATCAATGGTTCTCTATCGGTATATCAGGTCAAACAGGCATTCAAGAAATATCATTTTTAACGGATGATAACAAAGTAATTTGCGGAGTATCTATCAATAAAACAGACGCTGCAGGGGAAGGTGCCTACGTATCATTCTTTATCAATGGTGATAATGTTGTTAAAAATATGTTATTTTATCCATACGAAGATCAACAGTTAAATATGTTTGATAATGCAAGAGGTCATAATTGTGTTGTAAAAGAAGGCGGAACTATTAAGTTCTATTATCAAGGAACATATTATCAATATACAGTACCAGAAGTAGAAAATATGGTTTGTACAAAGATACAAGTTGGTATGGCTCAATGGGGCGAAAGAAACATGAGTGAACAATGGATATCACATAATTGTATTCGTGCTATCGATTTTCAAAAGATGTATGTAACTAAATGGCGCGATGTCCCAAATAAATTTAGAAATGGAAACAAATTAACCATTGAATGCGAGACTGCAAATGTTTATTTGAATGGTGTTAGAGATCCATCATTAGGTGCTTTAGCAAACAACTGGGATAATTTCTATTTGAAACCTGGATATAACCAAATCAAATTTATACATTCAACATGGGCTACTAAACCTACGGTTACATTAAAATATAGAGAGGTGTTCTTATGATTATTTATTTAGCTGATAGACATATGAACATCGTTGCTACATGTTCAAATAATCTACCAAAGGGCTTAAAATTTCAAAATGATTTAAAAGCAGAAGATGTTGAGTCTGGTGTTGCTACTTTTTCAGTCGATATTTTGTATGATGAAGAAGATGCAGTTAAAACAGCTCAATATTGTGAATCAGGAAACTACGTGCTTGTCTACGATGATAATGGGGAAAATGGATTCTACACAATCATCGAAGCTGAAAACGACAGAAAAGAGCACAGTATTAATATTTATGCAGAAGATGGCGGTTTGGACTTATTAAATGAGGTAGTTGATGCTTATACAGCAGATGGGCCTCATCCAATCGCCTTTTATATTGAAAAATTCTCATACGACAGTGGATTTGAAATTGGATTAAATGAAGTAAGTGACTTGAATCGTACGCTTTCATGGACCGGACAAGACACTTGTACAGCAAGAATCTTAAGTGTTGCAAATTCATTCGATGCTGAAATTGGATTCAGTTTTACTGTCAAAAATATGGCTATTACTCATAAGTATATCAACATCTATAAGAAGCGTGGAAATGAAAATGTTGCTCAATTACGTTTGAATACGGACATTGATAACATCATCGTTAAAAGTTCCATTTCAGATTTGATTACTTGTTTGATTCCAAGCGGTGGAACTCCTGAAGGTTCTGAATATCCGATAACATTAGCTGGATATTCCTATGATGATGGAGATATCTATATTAATGAAATTGGATGGCTTGCTTCAAGGTCGGCATTAGCTAAATGGAGTCGTTATCAATGGGAAACATATGGAAGTTATGGCGGTCATATCGTTAAATATTATACTTACGATACAACAAGCCAATCAGAATTATGCAACAGATCGATTTCTTATTTAAAGAAATACTGCGATATCATTTACAACTATGAAGTAGATATTGCTATACTTCCTGATAATGTTCGAATTGGAGATACCATCAACATTATTGATGAAAATGGTGAACTTTATCTAAGCGCAAGGGTCTTGAAATTAGAAACCTCATCTTGTGATAAAACTGCAACAGCAACATTAGGAAATTTCTTGATCAAATCAGGTGGAATCAGCGAAAAAGTCAAAATGATGGCTGAACAGTTTAAAGATTATGTAGTTAAGCAAAGAGAACAAACTTACAAGACTCAACAGTTAGCTAAGTCGGCTCTAACAAAGGCTAATGAAGCAAGCACTACTGCAACCAATGCAAGTAAGAAAGCGGATGATGCGAAGACAAGTGCTGCTGAAGCTATAACTAATTCGAATACAGCTATTAATCAATCAAATGAAGCAAAGACTGCCGCTAATGAAGCAAAGACTGCCGCTAACGAAGCTAAAGCCAGTGCTTCTGATGCGTTAAATAGAGTTGACTCGGCACAGGAAGATATTAAAAAAGCTAAAGAAAATATCAATAATTTACAAAAAGACATTACATCGACAACTAAAACACTTGATGAAATGGCGTCTCAAGCTGAAAAGACAAAAGAAACTTTGGATGGTCTTAGTGGTGACTTACAAGAGACGAAAGAAACTCTTGAAATGAGCTATGCTAAAAAGACTGATCTAAGTGAAACTGAAGCAAGTCTTAAAGCTGAAATTACTAAAAGTGCAACCGAGTTGTCTACAAACATTGAAAAGACATATGCCGGTAAAAGTGATGTGACTGAGATTGAAGGAAGACTTCAAAGTCAAATTACTCAAAATGCTGAAGGTTTAACAAGTCAAGTTAATAAAATAGCTAAACTTGAAAATGATACGACCGATGCTCAAGAAAAGATTACTGCTGCTCGTAAAGCTGCTGAAGACGCTCAAACGGCAGCCAATGAAGCTCAACAAAAAGCAAATGATGCTAAAACTGCAGCTAAGAATGCTCAAACTTCAGCCGATTCAGCAAGCGCTAATGCTACTGATGCCCAACAAAAAGCAAACGAAGCAAAAGCTACAGCTGAAAATGCGAACAACAGATTACAGTCTGCAGAGTCAGATTTGTCTGCTGCTAAAGAAAATTTAAAAAATGTTACTGCTGATGTCAACGCGACAAAAGAACAAGTTCAAGCTGCCCAAAATGCAGTAACTGAAGCCGAAAAGAATGTATCAAAAGCTCTTCAAGATGCCAATGATGCACAAACTACAGCTAAGAATGCCCAAACGGCTGCCGATAATGCTCAAAGTGCCGCTGACGATGCTCAACAGGTTGCCGACGATGCAAAGACGAAAGCTGAAGGTGCATCTACCGCAGCTGAGATTGCAAAGTCAACCGCACAAAAGGCTCAGGAAACGGTTGCGGCCTTGACAAAACGAATTGAAACTGCTGAAACAAACATTAACCAAAATGCGAAAAGTATTTCGTTGACTGCTCAAAAAGTTGATGAAGTTGGTGATCAGTTAAAAAATAATTATTACTCTAAGATTGAAACTGATGCTGCAATCAAAATCGAATCCGATAAAATCGACAGCATTGTACATAGAGTTGATACAATTGACTCTATATCTAACGAGGCTATTACCCAAGCAACTCAAACTGCGGATAAGTTTAACTGGCTTGTTAAATCAGGTACAAGTGCGACTGACTTCACTTTAACTGATCGTACTGCTACATTGATTTCTCAATATATTAATCTTAATGGATTGGTTACTTTTAGTGGATTGAACTCTGAAACACAATCGAAAATCACTAATGCTTCAACTAATGCCTTAAATGCAATATCTAAGGCAGATTCAGCAAACACCTTACTTTCTTCATGGTGTTCAGCAAATGACAAAACTCTTATTAACGGTGCTAAAATTTATACCAGCTCAATTACTGCTGAAAAAATAAGCGTAAATACTTTAAGCTCGTTATCTGCCAATCTTGGTTCAATTACAGCGGGATCTATCAATATTAATAACAAGTTTATTGTAGACTCAGTTGGTAATCTAAAAGCGACTTCAGCTGAATTAACTGGTAAAATCACAGCTACTAGCGGAACAATTGCTGGTATTAATATTAAATCTGGTCGTCTTTACACGAGTAAAGAATCTATCGTACATCATCAAACAGGAGACCCTGTATCTAGCACCGATGCGAACAGGTGTTATGTGTTGAATACAACAGAGATATATGATACAGGATATTTTAAAGTCAAATCTGATTATACTATACACTCACAACTCGCTGAGGACGGTAATGACTTATCTGGAAGTATTGGTACAAGTATTATTAGAGGTGGATTCTTAACGATTAAACATAGCATTAAGGGTGGCGGATATACAAGTATAAAAGGTCATGAAATTATAGCATCTAGCAATAATTATGGAATCACTACTATTTCTGGCGGATCAATTGGTACAGATACGTTGCTCGTATCAGATAACGGATGGTTTGGTAAACAATATTTTTCAGGTGGTGACTGGGTTGGTTGGTATAATAAGCAAAATGGAACTCGACAAGGATGGATTGGTCATAATAAGACAACGAATTTTTATATAATTAACGAAGCTGGAGGAGAAATCAGTCTGAAGGGCGGGCATGTTCGTATCAATGGATATGTTTTACCGAAACTTCTTCAGACAAACTATACTGATAATAGTTTAGGTCAATTTTGGGATAGCTATGATAACGGTAATGCACGATTAAGGTTGAATGTGTACAGTAAGTACAGAGGCGGATGGGGTAGTGAATATCATTTCATACTGCATTCAAATGGTATGAACTCGTTTAGACCCGGTTCCGATGGGTCTGCTAATCTAGGAACATCAAATTGTAGATGGGCGACAGTATATTCAACAAGCGGTTCCGTAAGTACTTCAGATTTAAAACAAAAAGATGTTATTGATGATTACGATTTCAAAGCGAGAGACTTTATCATGGGGCTTAAACCAATTGCTTATCGATTAAATGCTAAAGGTGCGAGCGGTAAAAGAATTCATATGGGATTTGGGGCTCAACCTGTTTATAAATTAATTAACAATCTTGAACTTGGAGATTTGTCATTAGTAGAAGCATGGAAGATTCGAGAAGATTCAGATATTGAGGAACCTTATTATGGCGAAAAAATGGATGACAAATATTTAAGATGGGGTATGAAGTATGAAGAATTACTTGCTCCATTAGTAGCTTTGGTTCAAGAACAACAAATCAAAATAGAAAAACTAGAAAAGATTATAGGAGGAAACTAGAATGGCTTTAACAGTTAAAGAAACTAAAAATCTCACAATGAGAAAAGAAATTTATGTAGATGATAACTTAATTAAAACATTATCAGCTACTATTGATTCTAATACGAATAATATTTCATTCAGTACAGATTATATTCAAAATATGGAACTTTACAAAGCAAATAAAGTTGAGATTCGAAGAATTGAAGCTGAGTTTGAAGATAGTGCATTTGAGCAACAAGAAAAAATGTTAGGAGATGTCTCAAATGGTATTTAAAGATATTTTAGACAGCATGGAAGCTCTTAACAAATTAAATAATGCTCATGGAATGTCTAGTGTTGTGGCTTTTCGTATTGGTAAAAACATCAAAGCTATTGAAGGCGAAGTTAAAGTATTTGATGATGTTCGTACAAAATTATTAGAAGAATTTGCTAATAAAGATGAAAACGGTAAACCAATCATTGATAAAGACACTAACCAATACAATGTTCCAGCTGATAAATTAGAAGCTTTGGAAAAAGAAATTAAAAAACTTCAAAATGAAGAGGTTAAAGTAGATATTAAAAAACTATCTCTTGATGATGTTGAAAAAGCTGATTTATCTCCAAGAGAGCTTATGTCTATTGAATATATGTTGGAAGATTAGAAAGTGAGGAAAATAAATATGGATCTAAGTTTTATTACTAATTATTTTGTTCCAGTCGTTATGGCTGGATGTTTAGCAACAGGTTACGTTGTAAAAAAATGGATTAAGGATGTAGATAATAAATACATTCCTACAATCGTATTTATTGAAGGTGCAATTTTAAATTGCATTGTAATGAATAATATTACTGTAGAAACAGTAGTAGGTGGTGCTATTTGTGGTTTGGCATCCACTGGACTTCATCAAGCTTTTACACGCTTGATTGAAAATAAAGA